GTCCGTTCATGGTCGCTTATCCTTTTTCTTGTTTGGTCCTCCTGGCGTTGACGTTCACGACTAAGATCTTGTAATCGCCTCGCCAGGTCTAAATCTCGTTTTAACTCTCCAGGGTCTTCCCATCGGTAGACAATGAAGAGAACAAACACGACTAAAGTAATTGGTATAAGTAGCTCTAAGATCATTTTTTTAGCTCCTCTTTAAGTTTATTTTTATAACATTCATATTCTTGGTCGTAAAATTCCTGCATTCTATTAGTAGCTAATATTGATAAAAATTTGATGTTAGCCTTAGAGATGCAATACAGTATTTCAGGGTGCTTGGCTTTTAATTTATCTAATAGAATAATCATATCCTTATACAATTTTCCTTCTGGATTTATTTTATCAATTTTTTTAAAGCTATTTTTCAAGGCTTGAACGTCCCGCCTCATATTAAAATTCGTTACATTATCCATCGTATAACCTCCTTAGGTCGTTTATTGTTTCACTATTAAAACAACATCGGAAACACTCCTAAGAGTGTCCCCTATGTCGGTTTAATCTTCTTGAATATCTTTAATATCTAGTATGTAATTAATAGCCTTAGACGCTCTCGATCCCGCCCAGTACAGCATTTTAGGATCATTCTTAAAAGACTTTAACCAGCCTCTAAGATACTCGATTCTATTAGTTTGAACGATAGGAATATCTATATTATGTATAGCGGAAAATAAACCAGCACCCATCTCGGCGACTAGTTCCTCCCTGGAATAATCCTTAGAGCCGAACCGCCTGACCTTATCGCTGGATTGTCTCTTAAGCCTCTTTTCGTGACCTGTTGCATGCACACATTCATGTGCTAAGGTTGACACATATTCGTGGTCATTCTTAAAAGATGTCCTTAGAGGCATTTTAATAGTATCTAGGCTAGGAATATAACAAGCTATATCCTTATCATGGTGTGCGAGTTTTATATCGTCCCTATCCATAAAGTCTAACAACGACTGGTCAGCCTCTAGCCAATTATCCTCATCGTTCAATACTTCATTTTTAACAGGTTGAAGTTTTTCAAGTTTATCTTTAGGTATATCACATTGTGAGACGTTAAAGACTGGGTGTCTTCTCATCATAAAAAAAGTATCTTCATTTGTACTATCATCTTTTACATTAGTTTTACTAGTCTTCTTAAACATTTTATAAAAGTAAATCGTAGCACAGGATTTTTCGCCAGCTCTTACAGATCCGCCAAGATCCTTAGCTTGTTTAAAAGTCAAATAATGGGGATTGTCATACGGTTGCATTCCTAAGATAAACGTATTAATGCCTTTATAAGGCTTTTTCGTTATAGCATTCTTAGGTGCGTTGTTAATGCCCTTCCAAGGCTTTTCCCAAGCTGTAGGTCTACCTGTTTCTATGGCTTGTTCTACATCTTTTACCATAGTCTCAAGAATTTGATTGTGAAGGTCGTTAGCTGTTACTTTTTTATATTGTTTCTTACTGGTCATTGTAAGATCCTCCTATTAGTCTATTGTTTTTTAGTATCCTAACCATCCAAGCAACACGCCAGGAGTAGTGCAAGTTGTATTGTTATCCTTGCAGTATTGTAGAAAGTCGCTCCAAGTGTCTGGTATATCATGTTGATTAAAAAAATGGAGTGCTTCTCTCTCTGTGGGTTCGTATTCGTCCGCCTCGATTATACAATTACAAACACGGTTAAGATTGTTTACTTTGATCATTTTAAGATCCTCCTTTAGTCTTAGCTAAAGAACTATTCTTTAACTGTTATAAGTGTAGTCTATCGGTTTCTTATTGGTCAACCTTTAATATTAAACAATTAAAAAAAAAATACAAACGGTATAAAAAAGAGAAACAAATAAAAACAAATTAAAAGGACTGGACACCATAAAAATATTACATCGGTTGACTCAAGGTCTACCGAAAAGAAAACAATTAATAGTATTTATTTGTGCTGATTGACTGCCTTGTTGACTATCATCGACCCAGTACCACCCTGGAAAAACTTACAGACTACACGATCGACAGCACCCCAACGGGGTAATCGCGACTATGACAACGTATATAACCCTAACGAATTTTTTTGTCAAATTATTTCCTAGACCTATTGTATTTCTTAGAGACTTTCCTCAAGTTCCCCTTTGAGTTATTCATAGGGTTCCCATCTTTATGGTCTACATCAAGTCCATCCCCTTTGCGACCGTTGGCTAATCTTCTGGCTTTGTTTCGGGAGGCTCTACGTTTGATCTGAAGTTTAGTCCCGTGGTACTGATCGTATTCTCTGCGGTAATTTCTTTTAGTCATTTTAAGATCCTAGAAGACCATTCTTCAAACTTCTCAGGGTTATCTCGAACGACCATAGTAAGTGCTTGCTCAAGTGTACAGATAGTTGATTCTTCTAGTTCCAACCCATAGTTCGCATCAATGCACTCTAGGACTTCATGGAGTAGAGTCATGGCTCTGGCTTGGTTATTGAGCTTATAGTTTATTTTAATCACAGGCTCAGGGAAATGGTGGTATTCACCGAAAGTAGATTCTTCTAGTTCTTTACTGAGTACAGGAACATTAAGTGTACCTATTTTCAACATAATTGGTTTCTCCCCTGGAATAAACTCCCAATTCATTTCTTTTTCTTTTTCTTAGGTTTTTTCTTAATCTGTAACTTAGAGTAATACATAAGGTTCTCCTTTAGTTATCTTTAGGTATAAGTACCTATAGTTGTTATATTTATAAATAATAAACACTAGGGTTTGACCTATAGTCCTACCTATAGTTGTACCTAATTAATCTTTCGTCTTCTCAAGCATGTCTACGATGTACTCTGTGACCTCTTCAGTAGACATTTTGTCTAACAAAAATTCTTCCCAAGCGTCAATAAACGAAAAGACAGCATCTTTTAGAATTTTGTGTTTATCCATGAGTTACCCTTTGATTTTCTTCCTAAAGCAGAATCCATAAATTTTTGTAGTCCTTTGGTCAATCTATCGTTATGAGCGTCTTTAATCGCATCGTCTACATTCCTAGCCATTTGTTCTACCCAATAGTTCACCGCTATAGCCAATACGTCTAACCTATCGTCATGGGCTAAAGCTCCTCGTTCTTTGGTTATTCGTGTCATTTGATAAAACAATTGGTATCTCAGGGCTTTTTCTGGTGTGTAATGCTTGGTGGACTCATAGTCATTCTTAATGACTGCTTCGTCTACAATCAGCTTATGACTATTCATCACAGGCTCTAGGGTATCTACAATGCGTTTTTCTTTCTGTTTTGAGTGTCTTACCTCAGAGATGGTGACTCTATGTATCTTATTCATTACAGGAGTCAACAATTGGTTAAACATGCCGTCACCGAAGTTAGACTCAATGATGACCTCATTGACCTTGTGGTCTTTCGCAATCATAGACAACGACTTGAGGACATCCTCGGAGTACCCTCCTTGAATACCTCCGCATTCGGCTACGAACAACTGAGAGTTCAACATCTTGACCACCGCATAGGCAGTCTCATCAGCTCCTCTACCCGCAGGGTCTATGGCGAGGACTGAGCCTTGATATGGAGCAAGTTCTCCATGAGTACCCATAGGCATAAAGAAACGATCTCCCGCCATGCCAACGCAAGGTAAATCCTTGTAGGCATACTCTGGAGTACCCGCCCACACTACCTTCTCAGGTGCATTCTCTTTGTCCAACCTCATCACAATAAGATCCGACAGTTTCAATGGGTATCTATGGGCATCACTAAGGGCTGTGTCTAGCATGAACTGCAAGGAAAACCCAGATCGTCCATAGGAAGCCTCACGCTCCATGAGATCGAAGTTATTGAATCTTAGTGGATCTGTGGGTGTTCCTGCCTCGGACTCGTTAGACGCAATCGTAGGGGCTAATTTAGACCCATAGCCTACCTTCTGTTTTTCAGTAGGTATTCGAGCAGTCCATATCCTTACGTCATACCCTCTGGTGGGTAGGTTGTTGTAGATGGATTGTTCTGTTTGAGGAGTGCCAAGATAAATAATATTACCTTCGGGTTTAATCACAGCGTCAAACTCTTGGATTTGCTGTGACAGTTTGTCTCGCATCATTTGAGTAGCTGAGTTGTTCAGGGACTCAACGTCATCGGCAACAATAATGTCAGCACGACTTCCTGTGATCTGTGAGGTAATACCTTTGGAAGTAACCGAAGGAGCGTGACTGGCGGGAGCAGGTCCAACATCAAATGCCAACTTAGAGTTTCTTTGGTTTTCTCCTGGTTTAAGGTGAGCCAATATGGGCATCTCATCGATCAACCGCAGGGTAAACGTACTGAAGTCATCGGCTCGTTGTTTAGACGCTGAGATGACCAAGATATTCTTAGCGGGATCTAAAAGTAGTTGATGGCACACATAAGCAGAAGTAATCCAAGATTTACCCACACCCCGAAACGCCTGTATGCAACGCCTCTTTGGACCATCTTGAATGTATTCAGCAATGTCATACTGGATAGGAGTAGGATCAGGGAGTCCGAGCTGTTCCCAAGTAAGATATAAAAAGTTTCTAAAATCATTTAGTCTTTCATCCATACTACCACTTTACCTTATTAGCCCAGTAAGCAGCAGACATTTTTCCTTTAGCTATGTTTTTAGCGTGACGAGCTTTAAACGACTTGGCTCGTTTTGTCATGGTTCGGTCGCCAGTTTTACCCTGTTGTCCAAACCGAATGATCTTAAGTTTATGTCCTTCTTGGGCTAGAACAATATGGGATTTCTTAGGGTGCTTTGGAGTACGCTTGGCTTTGTTGACACCTTTTAGCCCATACCTTTTGATCATTAATTTTTTTCTATTAGCGTGTGGCATTTTATTTCTTCTTCTTAATTAACAAATCCTTGTCAGCTTTTCTAGCTCCACCTTTACCAGTTACAAAACTTTTGACACGACCCATAGCCCATTGATGAGCAGAGACCTTTGGTCTTGAACCTGAAGAGTAATACGCTCCAAGACCTCGTTTGTATACTTTGTCTAGTTTTTCTTTAGAGAATCTACTAGCTCCTGGTATAGATTTGTATTTAGACATTATCCTTTACTCCTTTGAATACTTATACGATCCATCATAGCTTTGGTTAACTTACCTTCTCGGTACAGCCTTGCTGTTCTTTTTATTTCTGCTTCTCTAGCCTTAGGGTTTTTAGCTCCTTGTACATACTTTTTAGGAACTCCACCTTTAGTCTTGGCTACTTTTTTAAACTTACGTTTCATTTACCTACCTCTTTCATAGCTTCTTTATGAGCTTGTGTAAAAGATTTACCCTTAATCATAAGTTTACGCATAAGAGCCATATGCTTAACGCTATGGTGCTTTTTATGCTTTTTCATAGTAGATTCTTGACGTTTACTTAGCTTTGCCATCTTGTTTTCCCTTCCACACTTTAGTAGACATTAAATACTCTTGAACTAAAGGGTCTTTTGACAATTTTGCCCGTAGTTTTCTAACGGCTCGTTGGTAATATTCGTGAGCGTTTCCTGCTGATATAACTTTGTCAGTACCTTCTCGTTTAGCTAATTGTTCAGCCACCGTCTGCCAAGAAGGTAATGAAGTATCTCTTTCTGGATACACATCTTCTTTTTCAAACTTTAAAGTCACGTTAATCCTTTCGTCTGTCTTCAGGATCTAGTTTACCAGTACGCTCCCAATCAGGTGGAAGGTCGTTCATTAATCTCATAAGTAATTCTAGTCGAACAATTGAATTATCTAAAGCACGACAACGATCAATCAGTTTTACAATCATGGCATTGTTTTGGTCTAGCTTCGAGACAAGACTCGATTTTAGCCAGGAGATCATACACCATACGACAACACCTGCACCTATCGCAGCAGCAATGGGAAAACCTACATCCTTGATGAGTGTCGTCACTTCTTCCATACTCTGCATCTTGTGTCATCCTGCTTCCTCTATCTGTTCTTTAGCTTCAAACGGAAGAACCTTCGCAAGGTTCAATAAGGGTTCACTTTGGTTTACATTAGCATCAATACCATTGTCTCTTAGAAACTGACGAGCTACGCTCAGATCACCTGAAGAAGCCTCACCACTTTGTATCTTTTCTAAAAGCAATTCGGTAAGCACCGTATGTAAAGACGATAGTTTTTCTTTGTCCATTGTTATCTCCGTTCATCAAATACATTAAGTCCTTGCTGTAAATCCGCAGGGTTTTTTACCGAAGCAGACAGCAAAGTAGTCGATAAAGTCTGTTTAGCTACGCAATGACAAGATGTAGGTGGACCGTTTTTGTATGTATGACTAGCTGTTGAAATTGTAATGTTGTATTTATGAGCAACGTATCCTTCACTAATTTCTCTTTCAAAAGTTATTGGTTGTTCAGAGGCTCCACCACCAGCAGCAACACCGTGATAAACAAACAGCTCTGATATAAGCCCATCAAAAGGACGAGTTCTACCACTACCTGAAGCATTGCCTTCAATACCTATACCAAATTGTCTATTAGTAGTGCTTTTTCGTAAATCAGCAACACCTGTATCAGATGTGCCTGAGTCTCCATTTAAAAATGCTGTTAATGTTTCTGCGGAATCATCAAATTGCAAATGAATAAAAGCAGCAGATGTAGAAGTAGATCCAAAATCTAAGTTACCTGAAGTATCTACAGGAATCCTAAAATCACTTGTTCGACCCATAATACTTAAACTATTTGCAAAAGCATGTTCGGCTATTAGTGTTTGGTTCTTAGATACGTCATCTCTTTGAAATACAATTGTTAACTGCAAGTCGTGGTCATCTGCTTCCAGAATGTCTGCATCAGTAGCTGACCATAAACCAGCCCCATTTGTAGTATCAACAGGAGTAAAATCCCAAGCAGGAATATTATTAATAGAACGTCCTGTTTGAGGTTTTGTATCAGGAGACGAAGCTACTTGATCAATATCATTACCAGACCCACTTTCATCGTACAAAGCGATAATATCTGTACCTGAAACTGTTCGTTGACCGTTTCCTCTAATCCAACATTTTAAATTATTGGCACTACTACTTGGATTCCATAGGGGCATAATTACTCTCCTAAATAAGCACGAATCGAGCCATTAGCAGTTTGACTAACTTTCATAAAAGGAAACAAAGTTACAACCGCAGAAGCAGCATCGGTTCCGTCAGATTGCAATGAACTAAATGTATGAACAGTTACATATGAATCTGTTTCACCATCCATTGAACCTTTTAAGGTTACATTTGTTTCTTGTGCATTTGTGTTTTGACAATGAAAAATACCTGTTCGGACATTGTTCACAAAATTTATTTGCAGAACCGCCGAATCATTAGTGTCTGCAATAGGAAATGTCCCATCAGTTTCCGTAAACTTATTTATAATCATTTTAATTCTCCAACTTTAAAAATTTAACTAAAAGAGATACGGCAGCCCCGACCATCGCAGCAGCACCAAGTACCCAACTTTTACTTTGTTCTAGGGAACGTATACGTTTTTCTTGCCTAGACAACTCTTCATCTATAAGTGATTGACGAGTTATCAAAGCATCGACTTTACCCTCTAGTCTACCTAGAGCTACTAATATCTCTTCATTCATTAGGTGCTTCCTACTCTTAAATACTGGAAGTATGTTTTGTTTAAATTAGTATCGCCTACTATGGTAGCAGCACCGTTGGTGTCATATCTAAATCTAGCAACTATAGCACTAACATCCGTAACGTCCATTACGACTGAAGCATGAAGCATCATTTTAGGAGCATCCGTATGTACAGACCCAAAAGTATCTGCTATTTGTGTATAGGTAGCTGAACCACCTGAGTTATCAAAGTTACTACTTTGTAATATACTTAGACCTAAACTAGTAACATCAGCACTAGCTCTTGCAATATTAGAAGTACAACTTACTAAGTATATTCCTGTTTGTGGAAAGATCATTTCTCCACCGTCTCTACCTCCAGTAAACCTAGAAGAAATAACGGTGTTACTTAAAGGTGAACCTGCGTTTGTTATAGTTCTATTACCCGCCGTCCCAGTAGTATCTTGTGTAAGCGTTATAACATTACTTGATCCACTTGCAGTAATTTTACCTGCGTGTCCAGCACTAACAGTATTAATACATGTTTTTAACGCTTGAGCAACGTCTGTATTGCTACCTGCTACACTAAACTCTCGGCTACCTACAGTAGTAGTATCAGCATGTCCTGTGTATACTTTTCCAGTTCCATCGGCAGACGTAATAAGAATAGTGTCACCTGCGTTTGGACCAGGATCGTTTACGGTTATAGTTGCCGTAGCAGCCGAAGCAGCAGACATAGTTCCAACACCTTTAAATCCATATCCTCCGACTTCCTCTAAATTGCTTGCAATAAAAGTTTGCCCAGAAGTTGTAGTTATATCTGAGGTTATTCTGAACTGTCTAAAAAGAGTAGGACTTTCAAGAAAACTTGAGGACTCTGTTGCAGCAGCGTGTCCTGCTAAAGCTATCTTGTCAATTTGTACATTGGTTGGCATTGGTTACTCCTTTATTCTTCTTCTGTATCACTAGCCATGTAATTAAGATGTATAACCCACTCTTCTGCTGTTCTAAAGCATGAAGATCCTTCACTCAAAGCTGTTAGTCCAGTCCCATCAATAACTCCGAAATGCAATTTTTTAGAATTTCCTTCAGTATGTGCTGATATTGGGCAATCTAAACTTGCTCTTCCTCCCCCAGAACTTCCTTTACGATCTATACTAGCAGTAGACCAATATGCAAGTCCATTTTTATTAGTGAACGGTAAATTATTGATATGAACAGTATGACTTCCACTTGAATACCCTGAAGATATTTTTAAGTACCCAGTAATAGTAACTAAATTTCCTATGCGTGTATAAGCTAATGAGTTGTATGAGCTATCTAATGTAATTGCTTGACTGTTTCCTGTAGTAAATGTAGGTGTAAAAGTCCCTTCTATATAGTAATCAAGTCCTGTAGAAGGTGAGGAGGTTGTTCCAGTTGTGCTTCCGTTTGCAAAGTGAACACCATCTTTAGTTACACGCATTCGAGAAACAACAGTCGAACCAGAAGTTTCTTTATTTACTTCAAGACTTATAGTGCTTTGTGGAAGTTCATTGACTAAACGAAAGTTTGTGTTAGTACCACCTTTAGCTCTAATTTGTTTTTCATCTTGTCCATCTAGTGTGATTATAGCATTATCGCTGCTGTTTACTTCTAAAAGCGAAGCTGGAGACGTAGTACCAATACCAAGTTTACCATCTTGAGTTAAATTCATTTTTCGAGAGTTGTTCATAAAGAAACCTAATTCTTTAGTAGAACCCTCTACATCAATTCTAGGAGTGCCACCTGCACCTACACCTATTGATATTCCATCAGTATTAGATGTGTTAGTGTGTAAGGTTTTAGCGGCTCCACTACCTCCTTCAATCTGAAGTTTTTGAGTAGGAGCTGTAGTACCAATGCCGACATCGCCGTCAGTCTGGACTCGTATTCTTTCAGAACCATTAGTAAATACTCGTAAGTTTTCATCAGAGCTGTACAGTTGAGTAGCGTCTTTACCTGAATTTATAAACTCAATACCTACAGCATTACCGTCTCCTCCTTCAACTCGAATTAAAGAGTCTCCAGTTTCTTTAACCTCTAATGGTCTTTGTGGACTTGTAGTACCTACGCCCACTCGGTTATTCGTAGCGTCTACATGAAGAGTACCTTCATCAAACGTAATGTTACCCTCAACTGATCCTGAGAATACATTTCGAGCTAACCCTAAGTTTCTAACATGAACATCAGTAGTAGGTGCTGAAGCATTTAATAGTGTTAAAGTAAAGACACCATCAAGAGAAGTTATAGTGTAATCCGTAGTTGGTTTTTGTATGACTCCACCTACCTCAACAATGTACATCAAGTCATTGTCAGACAAAGGTGTCGGATCTGATAAGGTTGCTACTTGATCACTACCACTTGTGCTAAACGCTGTAGAAGCAAGAGTGTACGATTGAGGTGCTGTAGTTGCTCCGTACAAACTTAAATTGTCAACGTATTGTTTAGTAACAGCGTCTAGACTAGAAGTAGGATCTGATAAGTTTTTAATACGTTTATTCTGAGCATCCCATTGTTGATCGGTAGTATCAAAAGACAACGCATTGGTAGCCCCAGAGTCGTCTGCTTCTTGAGCAATATAAAGTAACCCTAAGACCGCATTGTCTAAGTCTGTTTCAGTTAATACCGAACCATCCGCAAAGTTAACTATTTGATCCTGAAAGTTAGCTTTTGTTTTTGGGGTTGTTCTTTGAATAATAACTACAGATCCACTAGGAGGAGCAGTATCAAACGTAGCAGTTCCAGAACCACTAGTCCCTGCAATAGTAACACCACTCGATTGAGTCACTCCGTCCACAGTCACACTTAGGTGAGATGTAGACAAGAACTGAACGGTAATGTTAAAAATAGTTTGATCGGCAGTTGATGTATAACGGTTGTAACTAAATGGCATAATTAATCCTCAAGTAATCGTAGAAGTTGTTGATAAGACCGACCTCTACGCCTTTCTCTTTTAATTTGACCCAGGATACTATTTCTCTGAGCTACCTCAGGAAACTCTTTTAACATCTGCTCGAAAGCCTTTGCTCTATACTCGGACAGAATTTTTCTCCACTCATTAACACGAGGACTCTTATCAACATCCTCGATAGATTCGTAAGGTAAACGCTTGTAACCTCTAGATTTAATAAGCCTAGATAGCTCTTGACGCAGGGTCTTACGACCAATCTTTACCTCTCCATGAAGTTGCAACCAACGGTCATACGCTGACTGACCTTTAGAGGAAAAGTATTCTCTAAGTTCTACTCCATTCTTAAACGAACGAGGAGACGAGAAGCTGTGACCTATCTGTGCGAGTTCTCTTTTCAATGGGTCATCTGTTACTTCAGAGTAATCAAAGGGAGAGATAAAGTCTACGCTAGGGTGTAATCCTTTTCGTAGCACAGGCTCACCAAACATATTGCGTACTGGAGGAGCATCTTGAGAGAATCCTGGAATCCTAGCTCGAACAGTATCTATAAAGTTCTTAATGTCTTTTGTTTCAGAATCAAATGATCTGTTTATTTGTGTCGCAAAGTTAGGAATAAAAGAACCACCTACACTTCTTAAATACGCACTACCAAATCCTTCAGGATCAGACAAAGCGTTTGTAAGTTTCGTAACACCTGTTAAGTATGTTTTACTTGTAAGATTACGAGCCATAGCAACACTTAACGCAGAAATATAGTCTCCTGCGGTTTGTCGTATTTGTTCATCGCCTTCTAAGAAAATAGTACCAAGATCCGCAAGCATACCCATAGTCATAGCAGCAGGATCTAACCTTCGGTAAGACACATAAGCGTTGCCAATCTTGACTGAATAAGGTTGCCACCCTGCGTCTTCCATTGCTTTTCTTCTAGCTTTATCAGTTGGTCCACCACCTGTAATAGTTCCAGAAGACACGGCTGTTAGCCCTGCAACTGTAAATATAGATCCTGTAGCCAACCTTCCGATAGCATCGGCTCTAATTTCAGCATCCGCATGGTTTAATTCTTTTCCTAAATCACGCATAGCTTTTCTTTGGCTTGTACCTAATAAAGGAACACGATCAAAGAAGTGTTGAATAATGTTTGCAGGAGTTCTCATAAAAGGTAGAACTAAACGAGCAGCAGGGTTTCTATTTACAAAAGTAGATAAATCACTACTCATTCCTATAAATGCACCACGATCTTTTGTTAAAGGTTCTGTAAAGGTAACTTTTTGAGCAGTTCCTAATGCTTTTTCATTCATTAATGAATATTGTTTAAGTCGTGAATTTATGTACTCAGATTTTGTCATTGCTTTTTCAATTGGTTGTCCTGTTATAGGATCTACAAACTTTGTTCTATAACTAGCAGCTCGACCTTTAAATTCTTTTATGTTTCTGGCTTGTTGTGCTATTTGTTTTCTTGCTGTTTGATTTCCTTTTTTAACAAGTTTATCAAACCTTTGATCTACTAAATTATTTATAAGTTGTGGATTAGTGTGACCTTCTTTAACTACTTGTTCCATTAATTGATGTTTCATCATACTTCTATAGTTAACTTGTTTAAAAAACTCATCACCACCTAGCAATGCTCGTGAAGGTAAGTTAGCAATCGTTCCTAACCATTGAGCAGCTAAATTACCCATAGTTCCTTCTTTAAGTCCTTTGTTTACTAAATAATCAGTAATTTTTGATTTAGACCCTGAAGTTTCTACGGTGCGTAATAAAGGATCTAAAATAGCTTCGTTTTCTTCTACAGCTAATTTAGCTATTTTTAAAGAATCTTCTACTTCAGTAAATAAATATTTATATCTAGCAAGTTCCGAAGAGGCTTTACCCATATCTCCAGTAAACGCATACCCCAACGCTTTTTCAGCAGGAGACATTAAAGTAGTTAAAGCTGCTGACGTAAAGTTAACTACGTTAGTAATAGGACCAGAAAGAATAGAGTTCATCCAGTATTCAGTAATAGCTCCTAATCCAGTTGCAGTTTCTTTAGCACTTTTTGTAGCTTGCTTCCAGTTTTGTGATAACGCCATTCGCTGCATATCTGTTCTAACAGCCGACTCTCCTCCTGCGGAAGCAATCATTTCATCAAGTAATTTTGGATTATCTCTTAAAGATTGCGAAGTAATACCGTCTAATTGTTTCCCAACACCACCCGGTTTTAATTTAAGAGAGCGTAAACCTGAACCCCAAAGACCATTAACACCTTTTACTACTTCTGTTATTTGATTCACTTGATGTTTAGCTAAAAGAAATTCTCCTATTTGTTGTCGAGATATTTCAGTAGGATTTTTTACTACTTGTTTGGTAGTTTCTAAAAGTAGTTGCCCTCTTTCTTCTAATACATCTCTTAAAGCTCCTGTTAATCCAATTAATTCTTCTAAGTTTGCTTTGCCTTTTTTGCCTTCCGCTAATATAGCATTAAATTCTTCATCTGTTCCTATGTCAACGCCTGTACTATCAGAAATGTCTTCTCTAGTTTTTTTATTTTTTTGCTTTAAAACGTCATCTGTAAGACCTGTGCCTTTTTCAGTTGCTTCTTGTAATACTTTATTAGCTGCGGTAGCTATGCGTATAGCATCGCTGACTTGTGCATTAGAAGAAACATTTTTCCAATTTAAGGCTTTGTTCTTCATTTTTTTAATTCTTTCAACGCCTCCCTTTTTTTTTATTATTGTCCTAAAGTCTTTTAATTCATCTTCTAAAGTCCGTTCAACTTCAGGTTCATCTTTAGGTGTAGCATCAGGTTCATCTTTAGGCTTAACTTCTGGTTCATCTTTAGGTGTAGGAGATTCGTTTGTTACTTCTTCAAGCTTTTTTGCAGATTTATCGCTATTAAGAACTTTACCGTCAGGACCTACGCCTCCTGCTTTACGTCCTGCTTTAACACCTTTAGCTAATAAAAAGATTCCATCTAAAGCAAGTCCTAAACCAAGACCTTCAATAGCTGCTTTAAATCTACCTTCTATTTCTGTATCGTCTTCATCGGCTGCTAAGTATTCTGTCAAAGGGTTTGCTAAGTCAGGGAACTGTTCGTTTACTAAATTAGAAAGCCTAGCTTCATGTGCATCAAATACAGTAAAGTCTGCTACTGCTCCTGCTGCTGCATATTTAATAGCTTCAGATCCTCTAGTGATGGCTAATGCTGTCTTTTTTCTATTTTGATCGGTAGCTTTAGCTACTGCTTTCGCAACTTTACCAGTAGCTCCGCTTATTTTAGTAAACTTACCTGCTTTACTAATAAGACCAATTCCAGGAATAAACCCTGTAGCAAATTGAGTAATGCCTTCAACAGCACCACCAACCATAGTTTTAGATTCTCCAAAGTCTAACCCAATACCAAAATCGTCTGGAATATCGTAATCAAGCCCAAAGATATTTCCTATTTCAAAAGCACTTTGAACAGCACCAGCAACACCTCGTAAAGGAGCTAAACCTACATCTACAACAGAGTCAAAGAAAGAATTTTCTTCCTCTTCATTTACAGGCTGAAAAACTGTTTGTTGATCTTCGCCAATATTTTTATTTTCTTCTTCAAGAATTTCTCGGTAAGTAACCATTATCTGTACCTCATTAATAAATCACCTTGATGTTTAACTAAAAGTTTTATTCCTTCTTTTCCAATATACCTTTGTCTTATTTCACCAGGTAAAAACTCAAGAAGACCTTTAACATCTTCATCGCTTAAATCTTCAACATTACCTTTAAAATCAGGAAGCATAATTACAAACTTAGGGTCTTTAACTGCATCAGGAATTGGAAATCCTAAATCTGTTTTACCTTCTTGTAATTCTTTTTGAGTAAAACCTACAATTGCTTTTGCTTGTAAATATTCTTTTATTTCTCCTGGAGTAGGTTCAGGAAATAAATTTATATTAAAACCTGAAGTTTCCCTTGATCGTGGGTTTATAACTCGTTTTATTCTTATTAAAGCTAAATCGTATAAATCTTTTGTTTGTTTTTTATGTTCTAACTCTAATTTTCTTCTAACATCAGGATCTTTTGTGTTTTTAATTTCATTACGATCTCTATTATGTTCAAAGTATCTATTTCTAAAAGGAGATGTAAATAGTCCAAATAATGCACTTCTGTCTTGAGGCTCTAACTCAGGAGGAGTAGTAATCTCGTCTTCAGTTGGTGTGCGAGCTTTTTGGTACATCATAACACTTTCGTTTTCTGAAGAAACAAATCCACTTTGAGCTTGGCTAATTTCTTTAACTTTGTCTCTTGTGTAATTTCTTAATTTTTCAGAAACTATTTTAGATTGTTCTTCAGGTGGTAAATTTTTAGTTTTTTCATCTGACCGAACGGCATCTATAATTCTTTCTTTTTCTTGTTCTATTTCTTCTTCTATTTTAATAAAAATTTCAGTATTTGTCCCAGCGTCTATGTTTTCATCATCTTCTATAGAAGAACCTATTAACCTTTTTGCATCTCTAGAATTAAAGGTAAGATTAGATTCAATATTATCTCGAACTGCTTCATCTCCTGTTATTTTAAAAGCAAGGTCGGTTAATTGTATTGCCATTAGAGGAGTTATGTCTCCTTTTTCTTGAGCATCATCTATTATTAATTGAATAGCATCAAAACTAGAACGGTTGCGTATCATTGTTCTTACTTCTTGAACTACAAGAGGATTATTTTTACCACTAGTGTTGTTTGAATACCTAAGAATTTGAGTTGCAGTTAATTGTGCAGTTTCTAAAAGTTCATCTTCAGGAACTCCTGCTTCTCTTAAACGAGTCATAATATCTTCCATATTTTCGGGAGAATTAGGATTATAAAAAGATAACTCTTCTTTGTTTATTTGTTCATTTACAATTAGTGATTGTACTTTATTAGCGTTATCTGCTATTCTATTGTTTCTTGAAGTTCGTTCTCTTATTTCTTGGTTATACGCTTCATCATCTATTGCAGGTAAACTATCTTTAAGAGCTTGTATTTCAGAACGCCTCATGTTGTACACAGAGTCTTGTCCTGCTTTTAAATCATTTAAATCATCTAATAAAAGCAACGCTTCTTCTATTCGACCATCTCTTGCTAAATCTTGTGCTTTGTTTTGGTAGGCTTTGTAAATTAACTCTGCTCTATCGTCTGCTGAGATGTATCTACCTGTTTTATCGTTGTAATAAGTGTCTAATAATAAATTTATTTCATTAAGTCTTTCTTTTTTTAAGTTATCTCGAAAAACAGCTAATTTGTTTTTATCGGCAAGTACATCATCAGGAATAACCTTATCATCTATAGTATCCGTTATTTCATATACCCCACGACCTACACTTTGATTAGCTTGTGCATTAAGATTTGCTGAGTATTTTCTAGAGGCTTCGTACAGAAAGTTTTCTCTTACTTTATCTCTTACTGATTGCAACCCCTTTTTCTGAAAGTGATTTAAACCCTCAGACAACTCTTGGAATCTTTTAGCTTCATAGGCTGCTGCATCTTCACCTGAAGTAGGATCAGCAAGTCTTTCTATATTGGCATACAAATCGTTTTTATATTGTAAGTTACCAATCTCAACACCATTAAGTTCTGCAAAGACGATACGATCTAGTAACTGACCACCTATAGGAATACGACCTTCTTTTTGTTCCTTTTGATACGCTCCGTTTATAACAGCAAGTCTATCTTCAGGACTCATCTGAGCGTATTGATCTTTAAGTTCAATAGTTCTAGTTTCTTCTTCGGCTTTTACTTCTTTTTCTTGTACACCTTTGTAAGTGTTAATTAAACGGTTCATAGCACTTAGAACTTCGTTTGTCCCTGAGTCAGCAGGAAGTATTTGTTTCGTTCCTACATAAGGATCAAAAACCCTACGACTACTTTGTTCTAACTTTTTAACAGGATCAAAGTCAACTTGCTGTCTACTTAAATCCCCTTTAAAAAGATTCTGTATTGATTGTTTAGCCATGATTATCCCTTAAATTATACTGATGGACCAAAGTATCCCCAATCGTTTTTAGCTCCATAGTAAGCATTTGCAACATTAAGACCAAAAGCTAAAGGAGACGGTGAAGCCGTAGGTGTGGCTCGTCCTGCTTCAATGCGTCCTTCTCCAGTTGCTTTAGCTAACTGCATGTCGTACTCAATGTCTGCCTGAGTTACTTCTAAGTTATCTAAAACATTTAGTTCATACGCCATAATGGCTTTTTCATATTCTTGGTCTATAAGTTCTGCTGATTGTCCTGTGACACCTGATTCACCTGTAGTAACTGCATAAGAAGCCCTAGCTCTACGTCCTTGTCTGTTTATTTGTTCTATTTCTTGTGAGGCTAAAACACGATTACGAGCTTGTCTTTGTCTACTAAAAGCAACTCCTTTGGTATAAGCATCAAGAGATTGTTTAGCTATACGATCTTGAGTCGCTTGTTTAGCCCTGGCAACTCTTCTAGCGTCTCTAGTGCCTTGAATCAAACCAAAAGCTGAAGTCGCTGCTTGTATACCAAATTGCATATCCGCAGCATCGGAAGCAGCTTGCGAACTAAATCCATCTTGTCGTTCAAATACGCACATTAAATTATCCTCACAAACTCATAGAATAGACGTTTCTCGTACCCATATTCAGGGTGTTTATTAATAATAGAAAAACCTAGCCATTTAATCCAATTAATATGAACAGTATTCCTAGCATCAATATAGTTAAACAACATGTTGTAACCTGTAAAAGCATCTGCTAAAAAACCATGAGACGCTTTTAGAAAACTAAAGTTAGCTTTTGTAACTTCATCTGTACCTAGCATCCAGACACAACCAGTATTTTTATCTACTCGTACTACTCCATACATAGCAGCAGGTACATCATCAACTGTAACTGTCATAGGTCTTTCTGACACAGAATAACCATTTAACATAGCAGTCTTTGGGTCTAGATTAGTAACAGCTTGTACTTCTTGTTTATCAGCTTCCCTCATGTGAGCAGCTATGTAAAAACAATCAGGTATATAAGATGGTCTTGATGTAACTATCACGCATCTATACGCTGTGTTCTAGGGGAGAAGTTGATTTCAAATTCAGCAGACATAATGTTACTCGGTACAGGTTTGTCGTTTTTTATTATAATCGAAGTTTGATTCGCTTTGGAGAATACTGGGAATCTATATTCACCAGAATCAATATTGGTAGATCCAATCAACAAAGTGTTAGACCCTAAGATTCTACCAGTAAATTTATGTGTACTTGTATCTCTAAAGTCAGGAGTTACTTCTACTTGAAAATAACCTGACTCATCGTAGACCAATGTGCCGTATCGTATTTGGACTCTACCGTCAGTAACAATTGCTCTACCTCCAGCAGGGGTATTTTGTTTAATAGTAAGATCAGAAAACTGGTAAGACATCTCATACGCTTCACCTATGTAATACACTCCAGAAGCCAATGGAGTAGCATCTTTAAGTACCAACTCATTGCTACCATTAGTTTGTGTCGTAATATCTACTTTCTGTCCTGCTGCTGTGTATATTTCAATAGTTCTACCTGCTGATTTTTTATAAGGAATAGTCAAGGTATCAGACGAAAGAGATACACCAGTAGATGTATTAGTTAACCTACGGTCTAATGACGTAACATAAGTAGACCCTGAGTCTGTTTTACCTGCTTCAAAAGCCATCTTTTCTAAGAATACACCTTCGGTTCTTCTACAAACAATAAACAAATCGGTATCTATAAACTCCATACCATAGACTTCTGTGTCTGTACCAAACTCAAACTGATGCCAGGCACTTTGTATTCGTTCTCGTCCTGACTGGTAATAGTTGTATAAATACAAAGCATCAGGATCACTATCGCTAAGAGCCACAAGAACATTCTCATGGGTAGCAGCAGCCATAAACTTTATGTTTCCTGGTATGTACTTAGGAACATGAGCAGCAATATCTAAACCTTCAAACTTATCGGTATCACTACTTGTAGGAACGTATTCTCTTACTCCACTAAAACTACCGCCACGTTTGAACCCAAAGTAAATTGAGGTAGCTGTAGCTAATGGTGTGCAGTTTGGTAAGTTTTCGTAGTTAGATATTTGAGCCATTGATACCGTCTTAGGTGTAAGAGTAGTACCACCTTGCAGTATAAACTGAGCAAAGTCAGAGAATAGTATAAGGTTTTCACTAAAGGGTACTGCATGTTTTAGAGTAGCCACTTGAGTGTGTGCTGCTGCAACATCTATAAGATCAGAGTCTAGTAAGTCAGTAACAGTAGTCCTAAAGAAATTAAAGAACTCACCTGATTCACTAAGAACAATGTTTTCTCCTGCTAAAAATCCTAAACGGTTCTTAAACAAGAATATATCGTTTATTTTTTGACCAACAAAGCTCGGATCAGGATTGGTCGTAAAGTCTCCTACAAGACGGCTAGTCCAAGCAAAGGCACTAAAGTCATACCCATCGTTAGAAGTTCCGTCTGCTTTTTGAAATACAAATTCATTATTAGCTTGTCGTATTAATACATGAGGCATTGACGCAGGGTTTAGACCTAAGCCGTTTGCTAAAGCAGGAGCAGGACATTCTTCCCACAAGCCTTCACCTATAGATGCTGAAGCACCTGTGGTTACAAACTTAACGTAGTAATCATCTATGTTGTCAGTAGGAGAGCCATCTATTTTAATAATAATTCCATCTTTAGCTATAGTAGGAAGATCAGTAAACTTTTGAGCAGATCCTTGAAAAGTTTCAATAAACCCTGTGCTTTCATCATAAGATGAACTAATAGTAAACGCAGAAGTTTTTGTTAAGTAAATAACTGACCCACCTGCGGTAGCAGTAACATTAGAAACAGCATTTAAAGTAGCAGCTAAATCAGTAGCGTTTTGTTCTAAATCAGTTGTTGCTGTTTCTGTGTAGTCTATACCATCTAATGTGACTGTATAAGTGCCACTTGAAGCTCCTTGTTTTAGAAATATAAGAGCTTCATGTGTATTAACAGAAGAAGGAGTAGCACCTGTAGTCTCTACCGTATCTTCAGTATTTAATATAAAAGTAACATCAGCAATAGTAACCGCACGAAACGCTGTGTCTGCATTGTCGGTATTTAAATAACTAACACCATCAGGAGTATCTACATGTTCTGGATTACCATCTAAATCGTATACTTTAATTTCTTCATCTCTAAGAACTACTACATATTGCTCTGTAGAATCTCTGTTAATAAAGTGAGTAAAAGTCTTAGCACCAGTAGTCAACCCTGACAAAGCTTTGACATGTTCTGTCGGGTATCTTTTTGTTAGACCGTCAACAATAGAAGGGTAAGCATTTACTTGTGATTCGCATTGGGTTGGAAACCGTAAGCTATCAGGCTGTTGCGATACCCCATTGATTAAGTTAGGTATTGACTTACTAATTAACATTAGGTCCTCACTCTATTAATAATATTACCTCTATTGATAATCCTAAAGACATCATTGTTTTCAAAGATACTGTGATCGGCTGTATCCATTTCGTATTCTCTAAGTGCCATGAATGCTTGTTGTTCGTTTATTCTGTTAAACCTATGTAGTTTGTCAGAACCTAAAAGTCTATCCTGATACACCCTAGCAGCACGAATCATAATGTATCTTTTAGCTACTTCAGGCATTTCGTCCCACTCTAGTAAAACAACAGCAGTTACTTTAAGAGTTTGTGTAAAGACATATGAATTGTTTACTCTGTTATACAGTTTAGTACCACGAACTACAATATCAAAGTCAGGGTCTAAGTTAAGTCCCTCTAAGTCTACCCTTACCATGTTTGTAGGTAAGTTAATGTTTGTAGTGCTATCTGGTATTAATGGATAATCTATAACAGTATTAAAGTGCCAACCATGAGATTGGACTTCTCTAGAGATTTCATCAAGTATAGAAGTAGCAAGTGAAACATCGGCTGTTACGTTTGACGTTAGTGAATTTATAGGGGCTTCCCCTACAGCACTAAGCATTGTGTTTACAGCGTTTAGTTTACTTGTAGTTCCTAACATATATATATCTCCTAAAATAGGAACCACTCCCCTGTCGAGGAGTAGCCCATTGTATTGTCGTCAACAAACTTATGAGGTTTTAAGATTCTTTTAGACCTACACAAGCTGCTGGACGTAGGTAATTGTGACCCATTGCATACTTAGCAACCATCAAAGTACCTTGGTTTTGTACCAAGTAATCAGATTCGATTGAAAGGTCAAGCAGTTTAACTGTACCAATACCTGATCTATGGAATACAAGACCTTCGTAATTAGTAAAGTTCATACCTGAGTAACCTTCATTGGTATCTGCATTAGAAACACCCGCATCGTTAAATGGAGCGTTTCGTACTGACGTAGATCCAAGAGTAGTATCAACTGTGCCTGAGGCTTCATCATCTTCGTTAGCTGTTGGAATGTGGTTACTCATCATAATTTGAACACCACCAATAGTTAGAATTTGACTTCCACCTTGTTGTAACGATCCACCGTTACCAAAGTCACGGTTAAATATTGCTGAAGCAATGTTTGATGTACCTGCTTTTTGTAACACTTTGTAGAACAAATCAGGTTTAAGAACGCAATAGCGATCTCCCTGTGGAATGTTTTGTTCATCCATGTGTTGTGCAGCTTCTAGAATCTTATCAATAACTCCATCACCAGTACCACCTGTAGCTAAGTTAACGCCACCTGTTTTACCAAGCGGATCTTCAGCATCTAAAGCACCTGCAAGACCTGCACGAATAATTGCTTTATCAGCATGATTAGCAAGAGCAAACCCTAATTCTCTCGAATATGTAGCACGAACATCATAGTGATTCATAGCTTCATCTATGTTTGCAATAAACGCTGAAGCAACTAATAGGTTATCAATGTTAATAACTCTTTCGGAATGATCTATGGCTGTGCCAAGAATTTCATCACCAGGAGCATGGTAACCAGCACTTGCTGTGGATATTAAAGGAAACTGAGCAGACTTACCACTTTGGATAGTCCGCACATTGTGTAGGGGCATCATAACGTTTCTTTCAGAAAACGCGGCAAGTACCTCTCCTGAGAAGGTTTTCAGAAAAAGTCCGAAGTTCGCATCTGCCGAACCATCGCCTCTTGTAAGCCCCAAACGAGATTCAGTCATATTTGACATAATTAACCTCTTTCATTTTGGAATTTATAAAAATAAAGTTTGAAGTTTTTAATGGTTACTTACAGGATTCCAAGCTGTCCAGTTATCCGCCGTAGCGGGCTGCGTTAGATTTTCTGAAGGCTCATCCATATCCGCACTTCCAGATAACCATCCTTCGGGAATAGTTACCTTGTTACCAGAAAGTTCCCAATCGGAACCATTCCAGTAGTAAACATAGCCCCTAACATTAGGACCTATGCGTATAAGACCTTCACTTTCGGGGACGAATACGACTCTTGAATTTTCGCACCCTGTGAGTCCAAGCAGAGCGAATCCGCTTAGGAGGAGGAGGGGCATCTTTACCAATAGTCGGTTCATTCACTTTCTCCAAAAGTGTAGGTAATAGTTTGTGTAAAATTGAAGTAATTAAACTAATAAAAAACGACATCATTCTGCCACAGCAGTTTCGTCAGTTTCCCACTTAGCCTCTTCTTCAGCTTGTTTCTTTTTAACGGCTGTTCTACTAGCACCATAACCAAGAGCAGCTAAACCACTCATAGCCATACCTAGCATTTGACCAAGAGACGATTCCATTGGGAATGCTCCTGAGGCTACCAAAGCACCAATCATCATTGCAGCAGTTGATAACCAAAATTCTGTGGATTTATATCCAGGTTTAGACATTACGATCTCCTTTAAGAAAGATTAGAAATAGAAAGACGTTGTTGAACTTCTTTACGGTACGCAGGATCTTTAGTGTATTTTGGATTCCTCATAGCTTCTGATACTTGTTGCCAAGAACCAAAAGCATTTGTAGCCGTACCTGTAGCTTTACCTTTAAACAAACTAGGGGATGTGCCTTCACTTTGAGTGAACCTTGCATGCAACCCTTGAACTGCTAAAAGTCGTGCATCGTTTGATGACTCAGCAATGGTATCGTTGTAGGCTTCTATCTCTGCATCTGAAAGATTTTCAGAAGCCCATTCCATCATGTTGTTGTAAGACTCTTCGCCACCTACGGTGTTATACACCGATGTTTCGGCTTGACTTGCAAGAGCTTGTAACCCATCGACATAAGTCCTTACCATTTCTTCTGGTAAACCTTTGTCTACTAAACTTTTTATTGTTTCATCTGACAATGTACCAGTTTCGCTAAACTCAGCGTTGTACTGTGCTACATCATCTTGACCAAATAAACCTGTAGATTCTTCGTTGGTTTCTTCTACAACTTCTTCTGGTTGTGCTTCTGCTTCTGGTTGTTGTCCCATCTTTGATTCTAATTCAGAATAAGCAGTAGCTAAATCTTCAGCACTATTAAATTTTTCAGGCAACCACTCAGGTCTTTCTGCTTGTGGTGCTTCTGGTGTTGGTGCGTCTGGTCCTGTAACGCCAGTCTCCATCTGGACTCGATCCATTATTATTCTCCTTTGGACATCTCGGCATCAATCTTTTGTGCCTCTCTGAACTGTTTATCTGCAATGTCTAAAACCTGTGGACCTATTTGTTGTGCCACCATTTGTTGTTGCATTGCTTGCTGTTCTTCAGCAATTTGTTCAGGAGTCTTGATTAAGCCTTCTGTGTCTAAACTTAGTGCAGTCGCTCTACGTTTGATATATTCTTGTAGATTGACGTATTGACCCAGAACTTCTGGACCTAATGTTTGTGCTATTCCCTGGAGGAAAAAGTCTAACTTATTAAGATCCGATGCTCGTCCTAAAGCTTCTACACCAGTAATAATAGTAGGAGTAATAAATTTCTTAGGGAGCTTCGGTAATCGTTTCTGTTTCTCCATCCTAGCCATAAGCCTAGTGATTAAAGGTAACTGAAACTCTTGTGATAACAAACTATAGATGCCCCCTAGTTGTCGTTCTATAGATTGTTGTATAACTCGTATTTCTTCGGCGGTTACTCTGTCAGCATTTCTTATGGTAGATTCAGTTAGAAGAAACGCATACGACAGACGCTCTTGAATGGCTTGACTCGTTGACGCAGCAATAGATAAGTCTTGGCTTTTCTGGCTCTGTAGTACAGTAACATCATTTGCTGAACCCTCCACAATACTACCATTTGCAGATTGAGCCAATGCTCTAGCTCTAGTAGTCCCATTTGGATTTACTAAGAATAATATTTTACTTGCTGCTGCTGCACCTTCAACAATAGCCATTGACAATCCTTCAAGAGACTTTAAGTCTCCTAAGTATTGCTCAACATAACCTCGTCCATAGTTCTCGCCTTCCACTCTATGAAGACGTAAAGCTATATAAGGCGATTTATCTTTAGCGTAAACTCCACGGCTACCCTCTATTTCTACTCCACCTACTTCTTGAAATACTTGACATTTTTTATCGGGAAGAGTTTCTATGCAAGTATATAAGTCTACAGATCCATCTGTATTAGGTGTTTGTGAAGCGATGGCTGATTGTATGTCTTCTGGTAAGACCGTGGGATTTACGCTTTCTTTTGTTACAATCTTAATGACGTTACCCATAGGGTCTCGTTCAACAACATAACGATCTAAATGAAAGACCCTCATACCGCCTTCATCAGGCATATGTACTAATACATTACCTGCTACTAAAAGATGTTTAACTGCTTCAAATGTAGCCGTTCTTATGTTATTTGTTTCGATCTCCTTCATAACTGCTTTTTCAATAGCAGACAAAGTAGACTCAACTTCAGTCTTTATATCAGGAACACCTTCGATTTGACGTAGTGCCTGGTCATCTAAAACCAACCGAAAGAATGGAGAACTTGGAGGTAATAAACTTAGTAGCAAAGCACTTGCTAAATTATTAACTCCTCTTGCTCCAGTACCATTATAAGGTGTATCAAAACGAGTAGCCGAAGAATGACCTGCATCAGGCACTAAAGTAGGAATGGTTAAACGACTACAATCTCTAGCTCGTTCTAAGAAAGAAAACCTTTGGGCTTCTAACTTTGTGTACATTCCTTGGGCTTGACCACTCATATTAGTATCCACCACCTACACCAGAACCACTTTGTCCAGCTAAAGGTATTCGTAATCTTCTTAAAAGACTGGTTCGAGGTCGTGTAGTACCTGATCTTCTTCTAGTAGCTTGACCTGCTCGTTGCATTTCCATAGCTGTTTCAGCAGGTTTTGGGGCTACTTTTTCAGGCTCAGGTAATGGCTCTGGAGGTCTTGGAGTTCTTGGGCGAGACGCTCTAGCCATGAGTGCAGAAGCTATGGCTCCAAATATTACTTGGGGTGGACACATAATTTTACCTCAATATATTTTCGTTCTGCTCGTTAAAGACTGATTGTAAATGATCTATAACTGAGCGTTGTCCTACTTTGTAAAAGATTTCTCTGTCAGTATCTTGCATTTTAGGTTGCACAACAGGGAAGTTATGGTCCAACCATTGGACTAATTCTTTTGAAATTGTAGGGGGTTTTTCCATATACTTGTTCTTATTCATTTTGCGTTCTCTTTCTCCTGAACAAACGCATACATAAGAATAATATAATTGATGACATCCATACAAGTATCTTTAAGAGATTCATCGGCTACTTCAAAAGATCCTGACTGAGCAAAGGTACTTAATCTAGACATCTTATCGGTAAGTCTTACTAAAAACCCTTGCTCTGTAGAACAAATACCCATGAGTTCACAGCGTTTAAAGTTACCAAAAGGATCAGTACCAGCTTTTCCTGTGTAATCCTTGTTCTTCTTTTCAGACAAAGCTCTAGCTTCATCACAAAGTAATTTATGTAATTCTAAATAACTGTTTCTGTGGTAATTACGGACGCTGTTGTCTGTGGTTTCCATAACTTAACCTCCTTTGTTGTACGGTTGTATTCACCGTTTCTTAAAATACGAGCGACTCGTGCTTGAGTCAATGCACACTCTTCGTCAAGGCCTTGCTTGCGATATGCATTTAAAACTTCTTCCCATGTCTTCTCCTGAAGAATTTTTTGTGCCGTCTTCGGACCAACAGTAGGGCAGCCCTGATACCCATCAGTCGAGTCGCCTGTGAGTGCTTGCGTAAGATGGTGGTAGTCGGCTTCTTCTTTAGATATTTCTTGTATTCCTTCGTCTGGTTTATTCGGGTTGTATAATTTCCCTGGTATTGTTTTAAGGTCTTTGTCTTCGGATATAATAATCGTATCAGTAACTTTTTTATTAAATCCTGTAGCCAATAACCCAAGAACATCATCAGCTTCCAAACGATCTTCAATAGCACAATTATATACCTCTTTTACATAGTCTCGTAGAACAGGGAATACTAACGGTTTTCTCTTAGATTTGCGGTTATTCTTGTATGTTTTTAGAACATCTTTACGCCAGTTCTCTCGGTCAGAAAAACAAACAATCATAGACGTAGCACCTACCTTTTCTTGTAGATCCGTCAACGCTATGTCCATTCTTTGTTTGCCTTCTTTTACGTCTGAGTGCAATGTCCAAACATCATCTCCCCAATCATAAGCGTATTCAATTGCTGTGCATACATTGTATAAAACTATATCACCATCAATAAGTGCTGTCGTCATCTTGGAGTCCTTCCCCTTTTACAGCAGCCATCTTAGCCACTTCGAGTAAACCTATAACTGAATAATAACATCCACCAAAGCAAATAAACAAGTCATCTTCTTTTTTAGTTCTTTTGGTAGACGCAATAAAAGCAAAGTCATCAAATCTTTTTATCAACTCTTTGACTAAAGCATCCGTGCTGTGGTACTCAATGTCTTTCATCGGTAATTCCTATAATCTATTTTTTTAAGTAACGATAATTCTTTTTTAAGTTCTGCTCTTTTCGTTGACTTAGGAGGGTACTTAGATATTTCTAACAGTATACGAGCTTGGTTTTGTTTCTCTTGTAAGTATGGAAGACAAAGAGATACACAGTTTCTCGCATTGTCACCATAGGCTCTCCACTCATAAGTAGCTCTCCATTGATCCTTATGGTTAGAACGCATACGTTTTTTAAAAGTTCCTTTAAACATTCCTTTGAACCATATTAAAGTTTTAGGATAACAATTGATAATACTAACTTTAGGTGTATTGCAGTATTGAAAACATCCCTCTCCATCTAGATACCCTGCTGCATAAGCAAGCTGTATTTCGTCAATGTGTCTCTGCCCAGTTTCTACCCACATTGTATTCTCCTGTGAGTGGACATTTAAGTTCGTAATTTCGTCCTGCCAATTCAATCCCTGAAACTCCTGCTTTTCCTGTGACATGAGCTATCTCCTTTGTTGTACAAGCCAACTGAACCTCATCGTGTATGTGTGCTACCTGAGCAACTTCCATAAGTAATTTATTTTTCATAAGAATAGCCCACATATTTATAGTAGCGTCCTTCATTACCACCGCACCTGCTGATTGCAATAAAGTATTCAAAGCACTATGAGCCGATCTGCAAGGTAATTTTCTACCATCTAAACCCTCTAAGTATCCCTTAGTTTTTACTTTGTATTCTACTAAAGTTCTTAGTTTTTTAAGAGCAGGAATCTTTGAGTAAAATTTATTTTGTAATTCTTTACCATCTCTTGCTGATCCATTAATAATTTTACCCAAGCGAGTAGGACCAGCACCATAACACAACGCATAGATCATAGTCTTAGCTTGACTTCTAGAAGACAGTCCCGCAGCCTTTTGATTTAATGTGTGTATATCTCCCTCACAAACTTCTTTAGCATACGCTCCGTTGTCAAAATAAGCCATAAAGTGACCTAACATTCTTAGCTCCAAACCACTAGCATCCCAGCCACATAAATACTTGTAACCTATTGGTGGCACAAAAAGCTCACGGCATTGTTTGCCAAAGGGTACATTTATCGCAGGTACTTGTCCTAAGTTCGGACTGTTATGTGTGCATCTACCTGTAACTGCTCCATTGGTATTTACACGACCATGTATGGCTGATGTAATTTCATTGTAAGCTGTCATCCAAGATTGTTTTCCTTCGGCTAGTTGACCTAATCTTTTACTAACTGTTAAATACTTACAGAGAATCTCAGCTTCTTCGTAGGGTAAAGCCTTAAGAATTGATTCGTCTATCTTAGGTTGACCACTTGGTGTGTAGGCTTCAGGCTTCCAGTTGTACTTATTGATTAAACATTTAGCAATCTGATCTCTAGACCCTGGATTAAAGGGAATGATTTTCTTTTTGTTGTCTCCTCTAAAAATAGAACTATCACGATGCCCATCTTGTTTAGCTAAAGATTTTGTCTTGTAGTGAACCTTATGTCCTCCACAAAGTACATACCAAAAAGATGGTGTCTTCATTTCTATAATGGTAGGAGGAAAAATATCTTGCAGTTGTTCTTCGTATCCTGCTTTATGTTGTAACAAAGTAGCATGTAACTCTTGAGCTTTCTTTAGGTCAAACCCAAAGCCAGTCTTCTCCTGATGACGAATGATTTCTGCAAAGCAATGTTCAAGTTCTACCGATTCATTCGTAAGGTGTTCTCTCTCGATCTCCTTCCATAACTTACAGGTAACCTCAACGTCCTGCATACAATACTCATTCATCTCTGGAGTCCACTCATCGAAATCTGTAAAGTCACCTTTGTGTAAACTTAAACGATGACCCCATGCTTTGAGAGAGTGACTACCTATAAGTTCTCTAGGAAATTTTTTTCGTTTCCAATCATCGTCTCCAAGATCAGACCAACATAACCTAGACATCAGTAAAGTATCTCTAAGCATCCCATGAAATTTAAACTCAGGGCAAACTCTTTTGATTGCAGGTATATCAAACTGATGGGCATTGTGTCCAACAATAATGTCTGCATGTTGTAACCTATCTATACCTTCAAGTATGTTGTCTTGGCTAGTGTCGTACACCTTAACTTCATCTTCAGTAACGTCTTTTATAGCAAGACAATGAATAGTGTGTACATCGGTAAGATTCAACCAGTCTTCTATGGGGTTAGTTTCAATATCAAATATTAGTGTGTGCATGATTCCTCCTTAATGGTTTTTAAAATAGCTTCACCTATAAGCATAGGTATCTGTGGTACTACACTATTACCTAAGGCTTTAATTCTGTGTGACCTATTGGGTAACCCATCAACCACTCTACCCACGTTGGGTTCAGATAACCACCAGGGGCTTTCTCCAAGTAGGCTACTTCTGTCTCTAGATATTTCTTGTGTCTCAAATTCGCCATGCCCTCCGTCAATCTCATGTTCATCCCTTTTGCTGCTCGTGGAGTTGGAAACATCATGTTTGTTATTGCTTTCCCGTATTGAACTTGTTCTGCAAGATTCCCTGGCGGTACTGTTGTTCTGCCTATACTTGTTCGATATTTTTTCCTTTTTTCTAGTGCATCCTTTGAGCGTGTGCTTATTTGTGTTGCACTTGGAGTTAGCCACAATCCAGACCCTTTCTCTTTTGTGCCACGCACCAATGCTGCTCGCTGAAATACTAAACGTCCTTGCTTGGTAGCCTTCGCTTTCCAAGTTATCGAGTACGGTGTCGAGACCGAGTTTAATGTGTCCACTAACATTCTCTCCAATAACCCAAGACGGTCTACACTCTTTGACAAGTCTAAACATTTCTCCCCAGAGGTGTCTTTTGTCTCTCTCCCCAGCTTGTTTACCTGCGACTGAGAAAGGTTGGCATGGGTATCCTCCTGTGATAATGTCTGGTCGAACAATTCCATCTGCTCTAAGTTTTTCATAAGTTAATTCCTTCACATCTGAATAAATAGGTACATGTGACCAATGCTTTTTTAAAACTTGTTGAGGAAACTTTTCAATCTCACAGAAAGCTACCGTTTCAAATCCACCAGTCCACTCTAGACCTAAACTAAATCCGCCAATACCAGAAAACAAATCTAATACTTTTAATTTATTCATGGTTCATCATTATCCTTGTCGGGTTTTGTTTCAACCATTCTTGAATAATTGGATCGTCTTCTAGTTGATCTCTTAATCTTCTCAACATTCGTTTGTGCAAATCATGGCAACCTTGAGCCGTTATAGAAGTCCCCTGCTCACTTTCAGACTCCGTAATAATCTCAGCAATCTCTTTCCAAGTTAAGTGTCTACCCTGATCCAAGTAAAGCCTCCACCTTGTTCCAATATTTTAAAGTTGCTTTTTTGGTATGACCCTTTGGTCCGCCATTATGTATTCTTGCCAATGTTTGCAAAGAACAATCAGGTTTAGCGTATCGATCCCAGTACGACATCATAATCCACTCTGAGTAATGTTGTTTCTTACAGTCTTGATACGTCCCACCAATCTCAGGATGGTGCATAATTGCATCTTGCCAGTATGCTTTTGATATCTGGTAAGGACCAATACTTAAACCACCATCACCTACTGCTTCTGATGGATTCTTTTCTCCACCAGTTTCAACTTGTCGGATTGCTTCAAAAAGGGATCGAGGATATTGCATGTACATCTTCCTGTTCCTGTGGAGTCCAATCAACTCCACCTTGTTCTGTAAGTCTTCCTGTTGTTTTATCATACCTGAGTTTACAGGCGTATCCAACTGTTCCGCTATGTCTGTTTTTAAGGACATGTATACTAGTGGTGTTTCCATGTTCTTCATCGGTAACATTTCTGGAACAGGAAATAATTTGGTCGGCAACATGTGCAATACTGCTAGACCCCCTAAGAGCATTAATACTAACATCCATTCCATCTTCATAGCCACGGTCTCCTGTTGGTCGTTTTAGCTGTGACACCAAGAATAAAGTTATACCTAATTCTTCAACAAGCATTCTTAGTTTCGTCACCGCTACGTCTATAAGTTTTCTCTCGTTATCTCCTTCAATACCTGAGACTACTATAGACAAGTGATCTAAAAACAAATGAGAACACCCCATCTGTCTATGCATATATCGGATCTTTGACAGTAAGTTCTCAAATTGAATTGAACCAAAATGGTCATAAAGTGCTAATTTTTTATCAAAGTTTGCATCGTGGAATGCTTCCGATAATTCTTCATCGGTAAACTTATGGTGATATGGTGCTGAATTTAGGTGCAACCCAATCATTCCCCTAACTGTTATAGCTATAGATTCTTCCAAAGCAATATACCCTACGTTCTTGTCATTCTTAATTAACCAATAAGCTAACTCACGACACACCGAACTTTTACCAACACCTGTTCCTGCACAAAGAACAACCATAGAATGTTGATGGATACCATGAGTTAAATCTTGTAGTCCTTGCCAAGGGTAAGGGACTGATTCAACTTCTTTGTCTTCTAATAATCTTTGTATAAGTTCATCACCACTTACAATACCATCTGGTCTATACACTTTAGCATCGTAAATAGCAGACACTAACTCTTTAATGTTGCCTTCCATAAGACATTCATTAGCGTCTTTGTTTGGTAGACCTGTTACAATCTTTGCTTTCCCTGGTTCTAACAACAAAGCACATTCACTCGCTGCTTCTCTTCCAGGTTTATCATCATCAAAACATATAACAATAGAATCAAATGTAGATAAAAACTCTATGTGTTTCTTAAATGTTTTAGAAGCTGAATTAGCTCCATGACTAAGAGAGACTACACTAGCTTTTCCATTGAAGGCTTGAGCAATACTAAGAGCATCGAGTTCGCCTTCTGATACAATCAGAAAACGCCCACCTTCTCGGCACATATGTTGACCAAAAAACCCGATGCCCTCAGTATCACCTACCCAAGAAAACTTCTTCCCTTCAAGTCGTAACTTCTGAGCTACCACTTCTCCCTCTGGATTCTTATAGTTAGCTATATGACAAAACTTACCTTTGTATTGTCCTACTTGATAGCCAAACTTTCTGCATATATCTTCAGATATACCTCTAGTTTTCAAATGTTTATACTCCCCCTCAATAATTCCTTTTATTTCTTTAGTAACAGTCACAAGTTCTCCTTCATTTGATTTCCAGTTACCACACCCAAAGCAATACGTATGGTCTGTGTATACTGCTTTGTTATCTTTCGATCCACAATCTTCACAAGATTCATGTCGTAGGAACGAGGAAGAATTCAATTCGTGGTCCATTCTCGTCCTCCCATCTTTTTTCAGCTAGTACCCTAACTATCTGTCGGTCATCTTCATACAAGATTCCATTAGCACAGTCAAATAAAGCCTTGCAATAATTATCAATATCACCGTTTGGTTTATCTAACTTTGTACTCTTAGGTTTCTTGCAGTAAAACCATACGAAGACTTCCAGGGGACAAGAAAAAGGTTTCCCTAGTGCCTTGTACCCCCTGAAAAAATCTTCGGCTTCTTTACGAAATGCTGTATATTTTTTTCCGTAAAATACCTTACCGAAACGCGGAACGATAGGACGTGTTGCAACTTGGGGTATGATTGGAATTGTATACAGCTTAGACATTAGAACGGCATATCGTCTGAGAAATCTTCAGTCGATCCTTTACTATCATCTGTAGAAGCTATGGCTTCAAATCCATCTTCCTCATTGAAACCAAATCCTGAACCTGAACCTCCGCCATATTCAATAAGTTCAAGTATCTGTACGGCTTTAGGTCTTAGACTTAAACCACAACCAAGAGCAGGAGCATACCAAGTGTAGACTTCATAACCAATACGAACAATAGAACCTGATCCAACCTTAGGTCTGTTCTCACTTGTGAGTACATTGTTTTTCGCATCGTATAAAATTGGACGTTGAGTTCCTTCTTTGCCGTCCCTGGATTTCCACTTGGCTTTTAGTTTGAACTTAAAGTCCCACTCATCCGTCTTCTCTCCGTTCTCGTCCGTCACCTCTTCGCATGGGAAAGAATGTTTCTTCAGTTTTTTCTTCCCTTGTTCTTTCAAACATTCGTTGTAGTGCTTCTCAAAGATATCTTCAAGAGAAACAATAATCTTATCTGCATCATCTGCATTCAACCTTAGATTTATTTTATATTCTCCATCAGGATTAAACTTACGGTCTGGCTCAGTTAGCCAAGGGTATATAGCTTTTCCTTTTGGTGTGGTCAGGTGTGGGAATTTCTTACGATTCATGTTTACCTCCTTAGGCAAAGTAGTAGTCAGAATCTAGGATATTACGAATATCAATAGACCCTAACTTTGGAACATCAGGTAGTACAACTCCAACAGGAAGCTGACTTTCAATTTGTGTTTTAAACATAGTCAGTTGACAATCAGAAAAAATATCAACCGTAGCTTGTCTTAGTGAAGTAGCAAGTATGCCACTATCTACAGCATTAGTCGCATAGCTATCGTGGACCATACTGTATTCTGTTATACCATTTGCTTTCGCTATGTTTATAGTTCTAAACAATAACGCTTTGTCTTGGCTATGCACAAAGTTAGGGCAAATACCATTTACATTTTTACGATGAGAGATTTGACCAGTCGCATAGTTAATCCTATGTCTTCTAATCGTATCACCAATACTTGTCTTTATTTCTTTCGAGGCTTGTTTAGAATACTTTTGGTTGACAATAAATCCATCACTCGTAATCCAACGTGGAGTAATTCCATTTTGTAAACAAACCTTTGTAACATCTTGTAACCATTGCATCCCTACCTTTGCACCAGTCACTACGTCATCAATAGCATCCCACACAAAGTTTGATAAGAAGTTACACGGTTTATAAAACTGTGGACTGAAAGGATTCTCTCTGTCCCCTATTTTTACTTCTTCAAAAAACCAATCAGTTACATATTCTTTACAAGAGTGACGACTAAGACTGTAAGGTACACACATCGTAGGACGCTTGGCTACCTTACGATCTACCCCAAACTCTAACCAAGTTCTAGCCATAGGATCATCACTTGCTTTTAATCTTTCAATACATCTATTAGCAACTAACTGATACAAATCTTTAGGGCTATCCGATGGTAGTACATTAGTAGCATAGCAACCTTGTTCATCATGTAACATAATAGAATACAGTTGAAGTCCTTGGTTACTTGCATCTTGAGCTACTGGTACTCTTGTTCTAGTTCCATAACCATTCTCAAAGAACTCTGCAAGTTCTAAACAAGACGCTAAGAATTGCCAGGGCTTGTCTGCATTGGTCCATTGATTGTTTTCTAAGGGATCTTTATGTATAGCTTTGAATAACTCACGGTTACTAAATACCCAATCTAATCTTTCCTTAAATGGTTTCTTATCAAGTCCCCAACAATTAGCTGTATGTATACCTAACCAATGCACATGGTCTTCGCTCTTTATTTCTTTACCTTCGTAAAACTGTAACAATCCTTTACTTTGATCATTACCCATTTGAGATAAATAAACTGGTGTGTCGTAACACCTACCTCTCCAGTCTAAAGTTTTAGGGAAATACAAAGGGTAATTAATAAATTTATCTGCTAAGAATAAAACTTTAGCAAGCTGTAATCTTTTAGATCGATCAGCTTGGTTAATAATATGAATGTCTCTAGCTTGTCTCTTCCATAACTTAATAGCTTCGTCATCACCTTCAGGAAACACAGGCATCTCTATATCATTAGCTCTTGGTAAGACACCATGATCGTTATTAGTTTCCCAAAAGTATTTCATTACTTGGTAGACATCATCATTGATACTAAACTTTGTGTTCTGCATAGTGTTCACGGCGTTGTACACTTCAGGCATTTCACAGTTGTTTAGTTCTTCAAGTATGTCTTTGTTGTAAGTTTTTACCATCGGTCTTCTTGTTACGATCTCATTCGGATACCCGCCGTCAAACAATGAAGTCCAATCTTTAGGTTGAACAATCGTAGGCATGTAGACTGGTGTAAGTATTTCATGTTGAGCATGAGATTCTTTCAGCCAATCCAATAAGTCTTGCGTAGGCTCTACAATAGTGTGGCTTCTATTAAATACATTGGTAATAGTTTTTATTTCAATGAGTCCTGTACTGATTCGCATAAGCTCGACTAAAACTAAACCACAAGCAGTCGCATCGCCTTTACTCCATCTTGGTATTGGTAACCCTCGGTGCTTGGCGGTCTTCGTTAAGAATTTTATTTTAGCTTGGTATCCTTTGGTTGACTTCATTCTTCCTTCAATGTCAGCCCAATGCTCAGGAAAATTTTTTTTCATACGACCAAACCTATGCTCATCCTCCAAGTACTGACCGATCTTTATAGCTATATTCGTTAGGCTTCTCCTCTGACTGATACCATCCAGTACAATACGACAAGCAAGACCACAGATTAAATCATTAGGTAACAACTCAAAGTATGGTAATACTCTGTGCTTACGTCCTGCTGAAGTCTGTGCTTGGGTCTTCCATCTTTGTAATTCTTTTTCTAATTGGTCTATGGATTTACTAAGAAGATACTTAGAGGCTGTACCATAGGTTTCTAATTCTTGTTGCTTCGCTCTGAGTATGGTCTTCCAATATCTCTCTTTTCCCATAGAGATCATCTGCGTATCCAAATCCGTTTGTTTCATAGAGCTTCCCTGCTTTATATTAGTATATCAAAGTTTATTTATAGCGTTGACTAAATCTTCCTGTTGCAAATGACTATAACGAACCACCATATTTATATCTTTATGTCCACTCAACTGCTGAACAATCCTAAGGTTTACATTCTTCTGAACTAAAGTAGACACAAAGGTATGACGACAACTGTGTATCTTTGCGTCTTCCCCTAAATCTAACACTCGTTTCATCTTGTCCCATCTTCTGCGTAACTGATCGTAGTCAAGACGAAACATATCAGGGTAACGACTAAAGGTTTCTTTCACTCGGTCAGTCATTGGTATGGATCTTGGCATACTGTTCTTGGTGTCTGACAAATGGATCACACCATCTCTTAAATCATTAGGCTTCAAAGAAATCAACTCTGAGCTTCTCATCCCAGTATCTAACAAGATAACAATCATATCTCTAGCTTCTGGATCTATCTCTTGGAGAGTCTTTAAGATTAGTTCTTGTTCCTCCAATGTAAACCAACGCATTCTCCCTGGAGGTTCTTTAAGTCTCTTAGGGAAATTAGGCATAGCAGGTATGACACCAAGATCATACGCCGTCTTACAAATAACCCTGAGGTTACTTAGTTTTTTATTGATGGTACTTGGTGAATTACCCTCCTGATCTCTTAGGTACAGGACTAAGTTGTCTATCGACTCACGGTCTAATAGGTTTAACGAATAGTCCTCCCCAAAGTAAAACAAAAGAGACTTTGTGTTACACCAAGTTTTCAGTTCACTCTTGGTATTCTTCCATTGAGATTGATACGTCCATTCCGCCATTTTACCCAAAGAATCACATAAGAAATTACCCTTTGAAGACTTAAAGTGTTGACGTTTACCTGCCAACAACTGAGCTTTCGTTTGGGCTTCCCATAGCTTCGCTGAATCTAACGATTGAAAAGACTTGCGGTATCTCTTGCGGTTATGAGTAAAATCTACACGGTAAGAATTATTCTTTAGTTTTATCATTAATCCTCCAGTCACGACTAAAGTAACCTGCGGATTCCCATTTGTCAACCGATAAGAATACATTCACGACTAAAATTATGGTCACGACTAAAAACTATCATTAACTATCACGACTATCATCACTATCACGACTATCATCACTATCACGACTATCATTAACTATCACAACTATCAAGACTATCACTATCACAAAAAAACCCT